CAAATGACAAGTTCTGTGCTTCAACAGAAGCAAAGCTCATCGCGCCTGATACTGGATGACCTAGCAATGACAAAGGAACGCGGAAGAGTCGCGCAATCTCTTCCACATTGAATCTGCGGGTGTCTAGTAATTGGGCATCCTGAGCGTTTAGCTGCAAAGGCTTAAAGGTTGCGCCACCTGTCAAGATACCAATCCGACCAGCACGACCAGGGCCAGCGTGAGAGATGTTCCAGTCACGACCTAAATCAGCAGCTTGCTCTTGAGTGAGTTCAACTGGAACTTCGATAATTCCACCAGGGTTTGCGGCATTGCCAAAGTAAGAGGCCGCATAAACATCAGAGGCCATCGCAGCGCCAAGAGTTGTGCGAGCTGCACCTATTGGGCCAAGTCCATAATGCTCACCAGGAAGGCGGAACATTGGGATGTGCAGGACATCATCTTTTGAAAGTCTCTCGACATACATTGTGCCAGCATCGTAAACAGTTACTTCGTAAACGATAGGCTCATTTGGCGCAGGTCTGTGAATGCGAACGCGCTCAGGGTTTAAGCAGTAAAGCTCAACAACATCGCCCAAGTTATCTCTTACAGTCAAGATGTAGGCGTTGCCGTGAATGTTAAGTGATGAAATAACCTGCTCTAAGAACTCAAGGCGGGTGGCATCAGGGTTTGGTCGATTGACCCATTCAGGAGTTGATCCGTAAACGGCAGCATAGGAGATGCGGTTGCGACCACGACGAACATAAGCTCCCATTGGAAGCGAGGCGATAGTGTCGCCAAGAAGTCTAACGCAGGCATAAACCGTGGACATACGAATTGCAGTCTCAGGATTTACTTCAACACCTGCCGGCATCATATAAGCAGGGCGACCAGGGATGAGCGGTTGTAACCATTGCTCGCCTGTTTGCGGGGTGTTTCTCTTTTCCGAGAAAGACCTAATGCGCTTTGATAATGACATCAGTTACCTTTCTCAGTTGCCCAAATTAAAAAACCGCCAAGCACGATGAGTGCCAAAGCGGGCGATAACATCCAAACGCCTGAAGTCACTAATGCGACTCCGACTGCGCCGATTGTGGCGGAGATGTCGAACTTCATTCATACTCCTAGACTTGAATTGAGTAAAAGCGAGGCGCGGGCGTTTTAGGCGGTGCGGGTTGTGTTGCCCTGTCATAGCCAAAAATGGCAGCGACGGCGGCATCCACTTTTCGCCTTGCCGATGCCTTTGCCACCATCACGCCACGACTTGATTGTTTCGTGACACAGTTGGCGACGTGCCTTGCAAGTCTTTCATCTCCATCGTGTGTGAAGGATTGATTGACGACGGCTTCATAAAACTTTTGTGTGGCAGGAACCATTCGCTCTGCGCTGTTTGGATATGCCACCACCGGCAATCCTTCTTCGTCGAGAACCATAAAGGTTCGGTTCCATCTTGCGGGATCGAAAACAATCTCTCTGACAGAAAATCGACTATCTCGGCAAAAGTCGATGATTTTTTGTTCGACCTCTGCGACTGGAACATACCAAGACGAATCGGCATCTTGTGGCTTCTCCCAAAGTCCTGCAACGAATAAATGGGGTTTGTCTGCGCCTAGGGCGAAGCCAACAAGAGCAGTTGAATCATTACTGAACGCGCCGTCAAATGCAAGCACAACATCTTCGCCTGCAATTAGTTGTCGCTCTTTATCTTCTAACGCTTCCCAAGCTCCATTCGGAAGCCAAGCAACAGAAGTTGAAACGAATGTGTTGCAACGCTTTGTGCGAAACTCTGCTTCAGGTGTTCGCAATACTGCGCTTTGGAAATCTTCGACATCAACGATGTCACCCAAACCAGGATTGCCTTCTGCCCAAGAATCTTCTTCACGATGATTGAAGTCTAGTTTTGCAGGTTCCCACCAAGCAAAGAAAAATGATGGATCATCAACTTCGCCTTTGACGATGCGTTGTCCGTATTGATAAAGCGAATAACAAAGCGAATCTTGCCCATTGGCAGATGCCTTGACTCCTGCGGTTGTAATACCGAAAAGCAAACTGTCAGCGCGAGCGCCACCGGCGAGAGATAACGTGTTCCATAAATCCCAACTTGGTTGGGCGTGAACTTCGTCAAAGATAACAAGCGGTGAAGGGTTCAAACCTTCTTTTGTGTAAGCCTCGGCAGATAGAACTCTGTAAACCGAAGACTTGTCTTTGTATTCAATGGCATCGCGGTAAAGAGTGAACATTGATGAAAGCTCTTCATCTAATTCAATCATTCGCTTCGCGGTGCCGAAAACTATTTTTGCCTGATCCTTGTCAGCAGCGCACGAGTAAATTTCGCTACCGTTTCCGCCAAGCGTAAGACCGGCCAAACCCATAGAAGCAGCAAGAGCCGACTTGCCGTTCTTTCTGGCCATTCCCACCAATGCCGTTCGGTGTCTGAATCTGCCATCTTCCCTCCGAGCAAGTGCATGTGACAATAACTCTTTTTGCCAATCACGAAGCACTAGCAATTTGCCGGCAGGCGAGGCAACTGAATCTTTAGTGACACGACATACGGCTTCGGCGAACTTGGCATAAATGTCGCCATCGCCCCTGTCACGGTCGGTCTGTGGAACCTCTGTTAACCAGCGCGGAGGCCAGCTCTTAGGATGAGACATTCTTTTGCGCAAGTAGCTCTTGAATCTTTGAACGAGCCTTCACTTCCGCAACCCCCAGTTTTGAACGGTCAACAGGTGAAAGTCCTAGTTGACACAAAATCTTAAAAATCTCTGTCTCTGTTGTAGAGAGCATAGAGAACGCAGGGTTGGCGTAGGCATAACCCTTGTCAGTAAAAAGCACATAAGAAGTCGATTCGATTTGCTTTTGCAGTTCGCGTTTACGATCCAACTTCTCACAAAGTTCGGTGAGCAAACGACCATCTGTGTTTGCAATCCAAGGAGCCATTGCGCGAATTTGCTCCCATTCGCGTTTTGCCTTGCTCGACAAATGCGCAGGAGCAGCTTCTTGAATTTGTGGCAACGCAACAAGGTTGGCCGAATCTGGCAGTTTACGCTTGCCAGGATTGCCTAAAGCTCGCTTGAGTTCATTTGGTTTGGCGTGAGTCATTTTCGTTTCTTAAATCGCCTTTAGTTGATTTATACCGTGGGTAGTCTAAACTGCGGTTATACACGCAAACGATAACGCGGGGTTACGCATTCGCAAACGCCCTTGACTTTTTACCCATATCCGATAATGCCGGCGGGGGGTTATTTATGTGTGTGTGCGATTTCCTTTTTGTGAATTGCAGCTTCGACAAAGCACTTGAACGTTGCTTGGTATTGATTGCCCGCCTGCCGATAGAGGCGTGATGTGATCCACCGTCAAATCATTTGCCCGACCACAGTAAGAACAAAATGGTTGAACACTCCGCGCCCATTTACTAAGTGCGACCCACTCTTTGTCATAACCACGGTTGATTCGTGAAGGGCGTTGTGTTTCTTTTCTGCGTTGACATTGTGCGCATCGTTTACTTCTAACAACAACACCACAATCAATGCAGGGTCTAGGAAGTGATGCCATCGTTTCTCACAAGATATTCAATCGCCATCGCCAAGCGGGTAGGGGAGTCCTTAAAGAATCCAAGACCTGAATTGCAATGCTGACAAAGTAATCCACGAACTTCTAATGTTTCGTGATTGTGGTCAATTCTAAATTTGTTTTTCGATTCAGTAAAGTGAATACCGCAAATCGCGCAACAACCGTTTTGTTGGAATAAGATTTCATCAAACTGTTTATTACCGCGCCGAATAATCTTCCGATGTATATTCCGACAACTTCTGCAAATCGGATGTCTCTTGCCTGCTGCTTTATTAACAAAACGAAACTCTGTTACTGGATAGACGACAAGACACTTGCGACACTCGCGTTGAGTATCACTCGACATCCTCATCTTCATCGTTGTCCATTTCAAGACCAAAGACATTCATGCGATCTCTCTCAGGCAATGACATATACAGTTGCAATGTGCTGACAACTGCTCGATTGAGTAAAGATTCTATTGCATCAAAGTGAAGGTCTGCATCGGTCACCAATTCGGTTTCGATTTCTCCGATGCCGATGGTGATGTTTAGAGCCATGGATTTGCCCCCTTCTGAATCAAGGGATGGCAAACGCTGATGCGAGAAGCATAACAAATTAAAGCCGACAATTCTCAAGTCCTTTCTGTCATTTGAGTCTTCAAAGCTTGGACTATTGATGCCAAGTCATAAAGACTTCCCCGACTTTCGATGTCGAATTTCTTGATGACTTTAAGGACATCTCTCTGAGTCATCTGCAACCACAAGGCAATCGCCTCAAGGTCAAGGAAGAATCTCTTGTTTGGATTGGACATTGCTAATGCCACCAATCTCAAGACCGACCAAGTTTGTTTGCATCCAAAACAACTCACATCGTTTTGCAGTTGTTCGACATCAATCACAATGAACTTCTTGCAATCATCTGTCGGACAAGGAATCCGTCGTGCTTGTTCTCGGAACTTCTTAGTAGCTGCTCGCCCTTTGGCGTGAAGGCTAAGAACTTCCGAGGCAAATTCTACCGCCCACTCCTGCGACAAAGACCAAGCCAAGTGGACAAGGTGGAAGTCACAGGTCGCCTGAACCTCTAGCTCGGTGTTCTCGTTCTTAGGCACCAGCGCGGGCGGGGTCAATGCCCTGTCACGGCGAATGACTTGCTCCCATCCGTGAAGGATGGCGAGCAGGTCGGTGGCTAATGAGAAGTCAAGGGCCGTGACATTGATGCCAATGCTTCTCTCAGTTGAGACAAACCCTGATCCTGTCCGTGACGGCTCAAGGTAGAAGCCCGCCTCAAACTGCAACTGAGGCAGCTCCATAAGAGCAGACTTGACCTTGAGTTCACAGATGACACAGGTGCCTTCTCGCTTAGAAGGGCGCTTGCATATTTGACAGGTCATTGACCTTCCTTTCAGGTTTCTCCCAATAGTTTGGAATCTCGGTATCGAATAAGACTGTGCCTGAGCAAAGGTGGTCAGCGAGAATGTGGATGTGCTTCTTGCGACCGGCCTTTATACGAATCAAGCATCGCTCGACCGCCTCAAATGAAACGGCGGTTCGGTGTGCCTCATAGGTCTTGCGCCCATTCAAAATGGCGACGATTTCTTCCTCAACAGTCAAGCTCTTTTTGTCTAGCCTCTTGGTAAAGCCTGCCCAAGAGACACCTTCCCAAACGACGGCGCCACATCGTCTGCAATTTATAGGTTTGAAATTTTCATTCATAGATGATCCGTTCCGAAAATGAACCGTTCCACCGTTCCGCGTTCCCCTCTAAAGAGGGGGAACGGCGGAACGCTAAGTGGCGCAACCGTTCCGTAACGGTGCGGAACGGTTCGGAACGGCGGAACGGTAGCGATTTTGAGCGTGAATTTAGGGGTCAACCGTTCCGACCATTCCGCAGGCAGTTTTTGGTTAGACAAACAACCGTTCCGTGTCAATGATGTAGTCGCGGAACGGTTCATTTTGCCTCAAAAGGTTGAACATCGACGGCAAGGAAGACTTTTTTGTGGCCGTAGAGATATTTCTGACCATCCTTGCGATAAGTCAAGAAATCGCCTGAAACCAAGGAATCCAAAATATATTTGAGTTCGTTATTGCCAATCCCAATGTGGTTTTTGCGCAGCTCTTCGGCAATCTGATTTCTGTGCATTTCATAACCTGCTCGCTCCATAAACATCGACAGAGCTTCCATCTTTTGCTCTCGCGTTGAGATGGCGATTGCCCCTCCCGAAATACTCACCGAGATAAAGCCGTCACCGACCGAGCGAATGTTGGCAACGCCGACAGTCTTGGCATCAGGGCAGATGGCTCGGACAAAGCCTGGTCGATCCTTTGTGCAAGTTATATCTAAGGCACCGTCAATGCCACGGCCGAAAGGCAAGGACACCGACACGGCAAAGGCAGCTCCGTCGATGTCGGCGCGTTTGGCTTGGGCGCCGATGGCGTAATTGCCACGGTTGTCCTTGGACTTCGTGACGTGATCGATTGTAAGGATGCCAGCGCCACCCACACGAAGCGGCCTTAAAACGGTCTGTGAGAAGGTCGTTGCATCTTTGTTCTTCTCAAGGTCTAGGTTCATCAGGTTCATCGCTGCATTTACGCCGTCAACGACGATGAGCGTGGGCAGATAGGCCATAATCTCGGTTCGCATAAGCTCTGCAACCCCTGGCTCGATTGCCTGATCGGGGTTGGCATATCTGAACATTTTGAACTTCTCTGTTGGCACCTGCATTGTCTTGAGGCGATTTAGGATGCCTCTTGCCGAGTCCTCAAAATCAAGATAAAAGACAATGTTGTTTTTCTCTAGCTCTTGGCGAATTGCCTCCAATGCAAGCCAAGTCTTGCCCGACTCTGACTCGCCAAAAATGGCGTTTATCTTGCCCGAATAGAGCAGGCAGTTGCCATCCTCACGCCTTAGCATTGAAGGCGGGTTCTCATCAACGAGTTCAAGTTCTGAGAGCTGCTTAGGTATCCAAGAGCTTTCAATGACTTCGCCCTCTTCATTATGCAGTTGAACCATAGAAGGTGCGTGGATTTCCAACGTTCCGAGTTCTTTGCGGGCTTCGCCGTATCCAAGGCTTCGCAAGGCTTTGGCAGCCGCCGAGAAATCTCCGCCGTGTTCAACAAGGGCATAGACGGCAAACTTTGAATAGGCTCGTTCTTGCTCAAACATTGTTGAGGATGAGAAGACAAAGAACTTGTCAATGCCAGCGTGATTGGTTGTGGCGCTGATGCCTTCAGTCTTTCCAGGCCTTCTCCAAGCGGTCACGCCTGCTTTATTGGTGTGAACCTTTACCCAACCCAAGGGTTCTAATATCTGATCCCAAGTGACTTTCGCGTTGTAATCATCTCCTGGGGTTAGACCTTCACCTTTGGGCTTTAGTTCTTCTTGAATGTTCTCTTGCTTAGGTATGGCATCAAAGGTGGCAAAAAGTGAATGAAGCTGAGAGCGTTCGGCGACGGTCAAGGTCGGAATTGACTTCGGGCCGCCGTTTAACATCTTCCAAGCTCCGCCCGATGGGTGGCAGGTGCCATTTGTCGGAGCGACAATGACAAAGCCGCCCTCGCCTCTTGTCTCGGCTAGGACATCAATCTTGTCTTGTGAGGCAGGTCTGCGAGCTAATTTGGTGTTTCCAGGAACTTCGCCGTCAATGCGATAGAGCCAATGCAAGCCGCCTGATGGTGTCATTTCGACATAGCCATTGTTGATGCGTTCCCAAACTTC